CCTCCCTCTCCTACTAGAGTCATCCCTTCAGATACTATTCCTCCTGATTGTCTTCCACGGATAAGATTGAGAGGATTCAATTTACTTGCTAGTGCTTTTATTCCTTTCAGTATTGTCTTGCCTAATCCAACCACAACCGAAACCGCAATACCTGCTAGAGTAGTCACAATACCACCAAGTATACCTGCTATCGCTTTTACCAAATTGAGCAATATATCCTTGAACAATATCTTCAGCGCGTCTATGAAACGTCCCTCGAATATTGCCTTGAAGAACTTGAATACTCCTAGAACTAACTTGTATATTGATGTAAATGCCAACTTGAATGCATCAAACGCACCATCTAGGAATGATTTGAATGTAGGCCAAGCCTGTCTTATGAAGAAGAAGAGAAGACCAAGAACAAGGCTGAGTAATGTCCCCAAAACTAGGAACTTAGCGAAGAATAGAGTACCTAGACCTATGAATTTGACTGCGCCCTGCATTACCTTCATACTAAATCCAGCATAAGCACCCACGCCCCTTCCTGCTTGTCTAGCAAGACCTCTTCTTGACCTACCACTATCATAAATGAGTCCCTGCTCATCTCGTCTGAAACCTGAACCTTTCTTACCAAAGAGAGTATCCTTTATCCTACCTGCTACTTTTTTTGCTGGTCTTTGTATCTCAGCAAGAACACCTTCTTGTTTTATTCTATCTTTCATTAATTGAAGAGATGATTTGTCTATGCCAAATTTTCTTCTGAGGGCCTTATCTTGTTTCATAATCTGATTAGTCAACTTTCTTTGAATCCCTTCGTATTCTTTTCTTGCTTGGGCTTCTGCTATTTCTGCGTCTCCCAAAGAGAGAAGTAAGTTCTGATATCTCTTCGTGTTTTCTATTGGTCCTGCTAGTGCCTTATCTATGGCATCGAGTGAATCCCTCAGACCCTCACCAGCATCAAGTGCCTTTATCTGTGCATCAAACGAAGCCTCTTGTGCTTTTGTGAACAACTCGAATATGTTGGATACAGAACGTATCCTATTCTGTATTTGCCAAAACCCGCTACCGGATGTGATTCTGCTCATGATAGTCCATGCCCTACCGACCTTTCCGGTAGCAGCACCAAACTCACCGAAAGTCTTCGCGGCACTAGTTGTACTCTCACTCAATCTGCGCAGAGCAGTGGTAAGTTCACTAGTATCTCTCCTTAGTTCATCTATCTCACTTGCCATGCTACACCCCCTTTACTTTCCTCTCTATCTCTTCTGATTCTATTGTCTTTACCTCGTTGTGTATCTCCAACATCTCCTTGACTAGAGAGAATGGTGTGTTATACGCATCAATCGGATTGATGTGGAATATACTCGCATATGAGTATATCATGATACGGGAAGCAACTATGGGAGAAACCTGTCCTCCCTTCAATGCCTTCCGTATCAGTTTTCGTTTCCCGTATCACCTTCCTCAATCATATCTAGGAAGGGGTTGGGGAGTATCTCTTTTAGTTGATTCCCAATGTACGGGGTCAATCTCAAGAGGTCTGTGGATGAGAGGGATGGCTCTGTCTTATCGATGAAGTTCTTCACCATGAATCTATACATCTTATTCAAGTCTATATCCATAGATTGAGATGATGAATCAATGTTCATCACACTTGATAGTGCTTGTTCTACTTGCAACCAAGTCGGCTGCTTTATCCAAACCTTCAACACTTCATCTGAATCAGGGGCTACCTTGATTTCATGGCATTCGCTATCTGAGCCTATAAACAACTTTGTCCTATCGCTAACTACTTTGCTTTCCATTTTTCCACCTACATAAAAACCAACAAACAAACAAACGGATGTTGGTGGAATCAGATACTATTCTCTACTGCACTTTAGCCTCCTTCACTAAATTACATCATGATTGCCCATTTCGCGTTAGAGTATGTGCATGAGGTAAGAGTTCTTGCTGATATTGTTGCCTCGACTTCTACTGGTCCCTTGTCTGTCGGGAAGGGTACGACTACATTCTGTATGATGTAGTCATCCAGTTTGATTTCTATTTCTTCACCGTTGCCTTTTGTGAATTTTAACTCAAGCAATCCTGCATCTACGTCATATTCGTCCTGCTTCCTCAACTCATCCCAAAGTTCCGTATCTGTGACAAGCATCGTCAGGGACATCTCATATGTTCTCTGTGCGGGTATGTGTGCGCTTACTGTCTGCCTGTTCGTATTTCCTACGAATCTTTGTTGCACGAAATTATTGGCTATCGCTAGACTACCTGACTTTACCCTCGTCACATTTTGACCGAATAGTTTGATGGAACCATCTGAGAACAGGAATGGATAGTCGTCGTCCTTTACTCCCCCGGTTCTTGTTTTGTGGTAGTTCTGTAATTCATCAACACCTACAGCAACACCCCTGCGTGGTAGGAAACCGTTAGGAGCATCGAATGCCCTTCGTGTGACTAAATCAACACTAGCCTTCAACTCCTGTCCTTCCTCGAAATTCAACGTCAGGTTGTTTACTTGACAACCAGTGAATATTCTACAATACCTGTTTACGTTGTTGGTGTTTGAGTCTATGACTGTGGAGGCTCCTACTGTAGATTTGTCATATGTCACCTCAAGGGCGAAGGATGGTAGTGAATCACCATTCAACTCAGTGAAGGTGTAATCTAACTCTGCTGTGTTTCTAGCGATGTAGTAATTGCTTACATCCACACCACCGGATGTTAGGGCATCTCCACCTGAATGTAGTTTCAAGGGATACTCATTACCTGCAATGGAACGAACTATCTTATCACCCGCATCGAATACTAAGAAATCATTCGTACCTGCATTCCAAGCAGTCGTAGTGCCATCAGTTGTGTCTATAGTGTAGGTTGCACCTCCTAGGGCATAGTACAACCATGAGCCATTGTTCAACATTAATTCCAACGAGCCTCCGCTAACCGTCTCTGCTGCCTTGAATTGATGCTGGTAATTCCTACTGCCTGATACCGCTAGATTGAGTTGCTTCATCTCCACTTCTACATTCGGTGGGGTGAATGTATCGACTAGCCCTAGCCAGTGGTCTGATAGTAGTGTTGGGGTCGAGGATACCTTTGGCCCCGGAACAGGCGCACCAAACCCATGTAAAGTGACATCGGAAGTGCCATCTGAAACAGATTCTACAGTGATGGTAGTCGCAGTATTTGCCGTGATGATTGTATCTGTGGAACCTATTGTCACTCTGCACCCAACATACAAGTCAGGGACTAGTGCTATCAATGCTGTATCTCCACCATCCAAAGTACCGACATTACTCGAAAATACTACGTTATTCAATTGTATATCCATCTCAGGAACAAACGTTGCACCTGCTCCTGCTCCCACAAATACCTCTGCCATTTTTCTTTCACCTTACTAACAAACCGCGAACCGCTTCAACTCGACTGACATCTTGTAGCCCAATAGTCTTTTATTTCTATCGTTTGCCTCACTCCTACTTTTCAGTTTTATCAAATCTGCGGAACCTTCTGTATTATTACTACCATCAACCACTGTCGGCCTGAACGCCTTACTTTCTAGGATATGCCTAGTTATCTCATATAATGCTTTCAGTCTATCTCTTGAGAAAGTAAGTTCTGTGAAGTCTCTTCTATGTAATACCCTAAGATGTAATGTAAACCCAAAATCCTCGTTTCGGACTGAGTAATCTATGGTTGGGTACTCTATCGTAGCACTATCCTCAAAGACGATTATCACTGATTGTGAGTCTATGTCTACCCTCCTACCCTCATTGGGTTGTATGGACCTAACATCGATGAACTTGGGAGTCTCGTTGTGACTGGCCGATATCGTGCCGTCACTGACGAGTGTGCTTGCCGTGGAGGACCAATTATCGGAAAGCAATCTTAGAATGAAAGTGACTTCATCGATTCTACCACCACCTTCTCAATTCTATCACGCATCTTCTTTGAGGCCAAGTCGTTTATCTCCTTCATTAGTGCCTCTTCTGAGAAACTGATGTCTATACCTAGTTCCTTGGATATTTCCTCTAGTAGTTTATTTCTCTCTTGCTGTATTTCCTTGGCACTTTTCAAATCAGCAAGAAGGTCATTCAACATAATATCACAACGAGTAGATGACTATCTTCTTCCCCTTCAGAACCTCTTTGGCCTCTTCAATCAATATGTCATGCTTTGCCTTCAAATCGATATTGGAGCCAGTCTCAGTGATGAGTATGGAGTTATCATCATGTCTGATGACTTCAGCAGCGACGAGTTTCGTAGCAGTCTCATGGACCCATGATGGAACCCTACTGTCACCACTGACGTATGTGACCCTACAGCCATGACTAGCCACATATGGATACTCATTGCGAAAGAATATCTTCCCCTCGCTGGTAATCATCCAAAAGTCCTCATTTCTTCCCTGCTCCTGATTGTCAGTAAATCCTGCATGTGAACCCTCAGATGAGGTAATGGTGCAGTTAGAGCCATCATCACCCGGCAATAATGATGAGATTACTACTTTCTTCGTATCCTCTGAGTGAGTTGTGGCATAGAAGAAGTCTGATACTCCCCTAGTCAAAGAGACACTATCAGCAGTCACGCTCTTGGCCGCAGTCTCTCCTGTGAACTGCGCAGTGTCTTGTGGAAATACCTCATTTATGGCCGAGACTATCTGCTTGGCTGTTGTCTTCTGTCCGAAATCAGCGAAGAAGTGAACACCTTCGGTCAATACGAAACTAAACCCACCTACACCCAATGTCAATGTGTATCCTGACCCCGATGCTGGTGGGGTATAGGTCGCAGTAGCAGATGCTATGTCCTTGTAGTCATCTCCCTGCCATACCTCTAGTCTTACTATCTTCAAGACCTTCGGCCTCTCTAGTTGTATGAAACCAATGTAGTCCTTGTACTGTTGAACCGGATATGCGGTTCTCAGTATGAAATCAGTGCTATGGAACTCATCTCTGTATATGATGGGGCGGAATGCATATCCAACAGCGTCGTCTATCTTCGCCTCTACCCTTTTTATGAGTTTACCGACTTCAGCCCTGTTTGGTGTTGTCGAATCACTAAAAGCGGATATCTGCAATAGGTTCGATACATCCGTATGTGTGGTGTAGTACCCATTGCCTTGAGCGTAGTTGACGTTTATGTTCGTGAAATCGCTTGGTGTTGAAACTGTCGAACCCATTAACTATCCCCCGCTACTCTGTCTATCTTTTTGTTGTATGACTTTATTCCCCTCAACACTCTCTTTGCCGTGTTCACATTGCCCTTTATTTCGGTTCTCCCACCAACACCGGGAAGACCAGCAGGGCCAGTTAGAAGCAACTGTTTCTTGTATTTTGCTCTTGCACTCTTGAGTTTCAGGATGGGTATCGTACCAGTTCCTCTGTCGAAGTATGGTGATACTTCCTCATAATCATCAGGACGTTTATCTATTGGCGGTTTAGCAAACGCGGATTCCCTAGTATCCCGCACTTTCACCTTTTCGCCCTCACTACCTCCGGGTTTGTCTACCAAGATGTATTTTTCTTCTTCGGGAATAAGACCCATCAATAATTTAATGGCATCGCTGTCTGTGGCTTGATAAATACTATTCATCAAGGGTTTAGCATCTACGTTATCTCTAGCCAACTTTAGCATTACTAGGTAGAAGTCCCTGCTTGTCAGTAGTCCCTTGCTGCTACCACTAGCCATTTCCTCCAAGTCTACATATTTTTCAGTAAGGGAACGTTTGGGTTCAACGTAAGTCGTGCCTTCTCCCTGAGTATCAGAGAATAATGGAGAATCAGTGACCTCCTTCGCTCGTAGGGGTACGTCTTTTCCTCCCTTACCTAGAACTCTCTCTACGAATTCATCAGGCCCCTCCATGTTCCTCTTTGTCTCATCGAAGGCTATGATAACATCAGCGTACTTTGCATACTCTCGAACCATGTCTTCTAATTTCTTATTTACATCGTCCTCCGTGGTTGCGTCTATCATACGACTTTGTAGATTTTTAGATTTCTTTCCTTCTTTCTTTTCATCTTTTATCACACCATCAACATTAGATGTGACTACTATTTCCACAAGACCTAGTGGTAGATATACATCATATACTATTCCTGCTTTACTCATTCTCTTTACTCGCGGAGTCAATGAAGATGCTATTATTCTATCAATCGGGTTATTCTTTCCTGTGTATTCATATCTCTTTACCCAGTCTTTATCCGGCACAGTCTTTTTGAATTCATCAAATGTCAAGTCTTGGACAACCGGCGAATCAAAACTGGCACTTCCATCGTTGATGTATAAGTCAAAGGTTGGCACAACTGTATCTTCCGGTTTGTATGCTTGCGCGAACATGAGCAGTTCCTCTGAATCACCCTTCTTCAAATCCTCAGATTCACTGTTATCGGATACTTTGACTATGGAGTTCTCATTACGATGAACGTATGTTATCGTGAATTCCCTTTCCTTCTTCGATGCAACACTCTCATCAAAACTAGGGCTTATGGTAATGTAATTGTATGCGGGTATCACAAGACCTTTATCACTATCATCTCGCGGTTGCCTCTTGATACCCGCAGTTATGGTGGTTTTTTCATCTAGTCCCTCACCGTCAATGTATGAGTTCTTCATCATTTTATCTTCGGGTGTGGAAGTCAATATGATTCTGTTTGATGGGAATGCTATTCCCTGTAGGCTTTCATCATCTGATGGAAACCTACCCAATGCACCCTTTATTTTTTCATCGTCCTCTTGAAATTCAAAAGGCTCATCATAGTCATAAGCCTCGAATAGTTCCTTCATGTATTGTAGACTATCGAATGTTATGGTGATGTTTTTTTCACCTTTAACACTAAGATACTTAGGTTCATTTATCTTACTCATATCTATCAATGCTGAAGGTTTCGTTATATTCTGCGTGTTAGGTTTGAGAAGTAGTCTTGTGAGCCTAGTCCCATCCTTAGTGAGAGAGAGTTGTTGCTCCTTGGTGGCAGATACGTCTCTGAGAGTCTTGGCATCTATATCCTGTACCAAAGTATCGTTCTCTATGAGATATTTTTCCAACGACCTGTTTTGCAGTATCCCGTCTTTTGGAAAATCCTTGAACACTCTTTTTCTGACTTCAGCATTATTGAATGAATCTAGCAGGTCAGATAGTTTTGACTCTAGTATTTTTTTAGATATCATCTTCAGATATTTACCATATATCTCCCTATCTTCATCCCCTAGTTTCTCTATGTTCTCCGAGTCAACCATCATCCTAAAATCAGACTGGACCTTCGATTGTATTCCCTCTACCTCTCCGAGAAAACCTGCGGCTATTGGTCGGGTGGTTTCATTCTTGAAGAGGGAATCAATGTCAAATGTCTTGAAGTCCTTTCTGAATCTTGGATTGAAGTCTAAGCCGAATTGTTGACCATCAATAGATAGGTCACGGCTTGTCATTCATTCACCTCACGCCAGCCATTTTGCCCATGCTGCTGCTTTTGAGGCTCCGTGTACCAAAGCACTACCTAGTCCCAAACCGCTTTGTGGTGGAGTGTAGGTGGGTTGACCAGTAGCAGGGTCAATCCAATACGGGTTATTCATTTGGTCATAACCTGCTGGCGGTATTGGATATCCTGATTGATTCATAGGATTAAATGCCTGTTGTTGCATCGCTAGTTGACTATTCACACCACCAAAGGCAGCATTACCCTGTATGTTGGATGGGGCCATGCCCGGTTGTCCCATTGCAGGTTGTCCCATTTGTGGTTGCATTGGAGCAGCAGCACCAGCAGAGAATCCCTTGGACTCTAGATACTGCTGCTTTGCCATTCTTCTCTGTAGTATGACTTCGGTATTTACAGCAGCAGCCAATAGGTTCTGTATGTCTAGTTGTAGTGTTGCATCACTGACGTTGTTGTATGCTGCTTCGCTATCCGCGTGTAGGACTATCTCTCCTGTTGATGCCGTGTTGAACTTCAGGCTCTTCAACTGCTGAGAAACAACTCTTTCCACAACATCCTCGATTAGTTGTTCAAATGCGGATAGAAATTGAACACCGTGATACTCGAAGAATTCCTCGACATGGTTCTCCTGTAGCGTCAGAAGATTGTTCACAGCCTTGAACTGCGCATTCTGACTGTCGTTGATTTGGTTAACTATCTGACCATTACTCGTACCGAATACACCCACTACTCATCACCTTCCTCTTCCTCATCCACTATCTTCGTACCGGCCTTCAGTAATGATTGTATCCTTTCTGTATTTGATTTCTGTTCTATCAGCAGAACATACAACTCTTCCTCTCTAGAACTATAATCCATGCTTGGTGGTTTTATCGTCCATCCAGCAGCAGATAATGATTGTACGTCCTCCATCCTTAATGTCTTGAGAGGGCCGGAGGATATTAATTTCTTGGGAGATGGGACATAGGCACTGAAACTCAAACCATGCTCATCTGCTAGTATCTGCTGCTCTAGCATCTCGTATTGTTTGTACATCGTGGCATGTTTCTCACAGTAGGTTCCCTTCATCGGATATCCCTTCCTTACCTTATGCAGTGGTATTCCGGGTCGGTATGGGTCTGATACCTCCCATACCTTGTGACTGCCACATACAACGCATCTGTCCTTTATGTTGAATAGATGCCCATATTTCATGAACAGGAATCTCTTCTTCTCCGGCATCAGGACTTTGATTATCTCCTTGATTTGCTTCTTGGGCTTCACTGCTTTGAATTCATACTTCATCACACTGCCCGGAGCGCGAGCCAGTTTGTCTCTTGGCAGAAAGGCATTCTGCTCTACAGTCGTCGTTCTTGCGTCAATAAAACTCTGTGGGTTAAATTGCATAGTCATTTTTTCACCTCAATAATCATCAATCATCGTTAATATTCCTCGATAAACCATCTTTGAATCGGACTTGGCACTCACTATGTATTTGAAAACGGGGATGCCCTTCTCATTAAGTTTCTCTATTCCTCCCTCGAATGCCTTGAATATCGGATGCTTTTCAATGTCCTCGTACTGGTACTTGTCTTTCCATAAATCGAACTTATTCGCCCATATGCCTACTGCTGTCGGATAGTCAGATGTCTTCTTCTTCCCCTTCTTGTTTATTACGTCCCAGTATGGAGAGCATATTGTATCGACTAGAAAGGACCACGATAACTGCTGCTCGATATCATAGTGCTTGCTCAAGTGCCTATCATCAATCATGAATATGACGTATCTGACATGGCGTTTTCGCATATCTTTTATCCATTCCCCCCAGTATAATGTCTCTCCACCTACATCTGCCGTCTTCACCGTATGCGCATTTCCGTCTATCTTGACATACTTCCTAGTCGCTCTCTTCAGCCCAACGGTTCTTTCCTTTATGGTAGGAACATCACCTCTCGTTCTCAGTTGATGATGTAGTGTCGTCTTACCAACCTGAGTCGCTCCATACACACCGAAGTTTATCGCGTGTAGTTTACTGTATAGTTTACCGACTGCTTCTACAACAACGATTGCAAAACCAGCCATCAACGACATTTCAACACCTCAGAACAAATGATGCCAAAAGTCTAGCAGTCCCTCCCATACTCCTGAAAAAATGTTGATTCCTGATAAGGCTATCATATGCCCTACAAGGAACCCACATACTGTGGATACGAATCCCCAAAACCAAAACCTGAACCTCATGAACATCAGGTCTGCTGAATGCGCTCTCTGCAAGTCATATGCAAGAGTCGATTCATCGATGCCCATCAATAGTTGGTCTAGCATATTCTCACTGTTCAGTCATCAAGAAGGACGGATTTATCACGTTCTCATCGACATACTGTTGTTGCTGTGGAATCGGCCTGAACCTAAACTCTTCATACTGACGCATGGACTCACGTACCCTCTTGCGGTTCTCTTCGTCCTTGGCCTTCCTAGCCCAATAGGTGTTGATGCTTCTTTGTAGTAGAAAATCCTCGATGTACTCGTTCAATACCAAATCGAATAGGGATTTTAGTATCATTATACCCCCGACTGTTAGTACACCGAATAGAATTGCTAGTGTGTATGGGCCGTATATGGTCAGGAACTCCGCACCGAATGTAGCGAAGAAGTATACGTTGACACCACTCACAGCACCAACGAACAGGATTGTCATCACTAGACGAGTATCATCCTCAAATGTGTTATAACTCATATTATGCAAACTCCACAGAAACAGCAGCAGTACCGGTTATCTCCAAGTACAAGCCAGTATTTGCTATGGCCCCATGCATATCATACTCTACAGCGACTTGCTTGGAAGCGTCGAATGAAAGCCTTACGAGTTCCTTTCCGCTTCCGGCGGTGTTGTCGAATAGTTTGATAGTGCCTGTACTACTGAAGCCTGAAGCATGTACACTGATTAGTTTGCACCTTTCTCTCGATATTACTGCATCGGATGTTTTTACCCCACTGGAATTACACGCCATACCTATTCCTCCTTGGTGGTGGTTTTCTTAGTTTTCTTTGTTTTGGGTTTCGGAGAAGCATCCTCTGTCTTTTTCTTAGGGGGTCTTCCTCTCTTCTTTGGAGCGGGTTTTTCCTCTTCTACAACAGGTTCCTCCTTCTCTACAACAGGCTCTTCCTTCACTTCAGGCTTTGGCTTTGCTTTTACCGAGGAAAGTTTCTTTGGGAAATGTTTAGTGACAACTGCATCCAATGATGGTGCGTTCTCAAGCATTAGAACAACGCGCTCTAGGTCGTTCTTGGCAGCGAGCAAATCAGACTTGTCTGATGCATCGAATCGATATGTGATAGCATCACCGACTACGTATGCGGCATATGCTAGAGGCATATCTACCTCTTCTGTTGAAGTGATACTATAGGTCACTCCGCCTCTTCTGAGTATTAAAGGCTCATCTCTAGATTTTTCTCTTAGTTTAATTTTAACCATCTAAATGCACCTACAATTATGTTGTAGCCCCGCCCCTCCTAAAAAGGAGGGACAGGACTAAACTTTTCGTTGTTCTATTTAGAGATTCCCGTAGGCTCGAACTCTAATCTCGCCTAGGTTATCGGTGTTAGATGCTGCTGGTGCATTTATTTGGAACGTTGACGAAGAGGCGTAAAGTCCTCCTGTCGCTGCTCCTGCACCTGTTTCAGCACCAATGACGGATACAGCATATCCGCCACCAATGGTGTCTGTCGATAGACCTGTCACTATCACTGCACTTACAGAACCCAAACCGAGCGAAGCAGCGGTTATGGTTTCTCCATTTGCAGTGTATGATGTGATGTCTATTACAGCATCAACTACATACTCATCGCCAACAGCCCTAGGAGCAGAATACCCCTTGTGGTCTGAAAGCACTGTGACTGTATGCGTCATCTAATCACCTCACGCACTCTTTAGGTTCGTAATCTTGGCTTGTCCCTTGAAGAATGAACAGCAGGTTTCCCCGATTGTTCTGTACATTCCTTGGTTTCCGAGTTTACCAACACCGAATGGGTTTCCGTTGGTGATACCATCCTCAAAGTATTGGGTTGGTTTCATCACAGATAGCCATAGATGGTCAGTGTCTAGCAACAGAATGTCGCTGAGTTTACCTGAACCCTGTCCCGTCTTGGGCATGTCTTTGCATGGAATGATTGGGATGTCGTAGTAGGTAGCGACCCTAAAGCCGACCTCTGCACCTGATACACCACGAACTCCGTTGTGTGTTGGTACGATTTCCCTTCTGTCCATGAATCTCTCTTGGGACTGTAGTAAGTCACCAATAGCCTGAACAGTGTCATATCCAGTAAGCATGACTTTGGTGTTTCCACCGTTCTCACGCACTTCACGGATAACGCTGTTAAGTAGGCTTAGAGTTAGGAGCCTTGCGTCACCTGCTGCATATCCGTTTCCGAAGTTAACAACAGCGTCTAGGTATCCGTTTCCACTTGCGCCTCTTGCTTTGCTGTATATCTGTCTCATTGCAGCAGCAGCCTGTTCGATGGTGTTATCGGATGAACCGATTAGACCAGCAGCAGCCATTGCCTCAACTTCAGCCTCAGAAGAAACAATCTTCAATAGAGAAGTGTAGTTCTTCGATAGGTCATCAGTTGGTGATGAGTTATCATCTGTGTCAGCACCATACAACTCGAATGGCATTAGAAGCATTTTGTTTTGGGACTCAGCGTGATGCTTACCCATGTCCTCACGGACAATTGCTCTAATGTCACCTACACCGTCATCGATGGCGGCAAGTTCCATACCAAGTTCTGAGAACTCAAACAGGTGAGCCACAGTTTTTGGGCTAACAAACAGTTTGTCGTACTCAGGGGCAAGAGCCTCGAAACCAGTGCTACCTAGTGAAGCGTTCTCTTGAACACCACCGATAATAGCCGGGTCAGGAGAGGTTGAACCCGCTGCTCCGCCGGATGTGACGCTAAAGGACGAACCACTGCCACCTTGAGGACGGCTCTTTAGAACCCTCCATCCCGATGATGTGTATGGTCTTTTAGCAACCATAGATAGTGCGTTAACCTCTTGGTTAAGCATTGACCAAACTTTCTGTCCATAAAGGACGTTGTAAAGGTCGGCCAGTCCGGTTGCGCCAGTAGCGAGGGAAGTTCCCCCATCGTGGGCAGTTCCGAAACCGCCAACCAATCCGGCACTCTTCAATACGGAATTACCAACGGCTCCGCCGCTAAGTCCGTATGAAGAACTTTCTAAATCACTCATTGTCTTAATATATCCACTCATTTCTTTTCACCTCAATATTTCCCCGCCAACTTGTGTATGTCGTCCCACGACAAATCAGCGATATTCTCAACGGACTTTAGTATCTCATCAGGGAGAGTAGGCACTGCTGCCTTGACGATTGCATCGTTCCTCTCTGTTAGAGATTTGCGTAGTTCAGCAAACTCTTCCTTAAGAGCAGATACTTCAGCATGTGCATCATATTCTGCCTTCTCAGCAAGAGATTTCTTCATATCCATCTCTTCAGCAAATCGAGCCTCGAATTGCTTGGATAGAGAATCGTATGCCAGTTTCTCCAATTGCTCGGCTTTGTACTGCTCATACGCCTTCTCTACATTCTCGATGGATAGGTCAAGAGTGGTGAAGTCACCGCTCTCAAGTCCTTTAGCAACTGGGCCTAATGCCGCTGGTGTTGCTGCTGGTCGCCCTGCAACTACAACTTCTTCACCTGCTTCATCTCCTTCGTCGCGTGGTGTGTCGTCGTCCAATGCTTTTGCTTCCATGTCCATCATTTCTTCTTCTGCTTTTTCTTCTTCTTCACCCATTGCTTTCTCATCCATCATGGCCTTCTCGTCCATCATGGCTTTCTCATCCATCATGGCCTTCTCGTCCATTTCCTCTTTTGAAAGGGCATCAACCTCTTTCATCAGGGTACTGAGTTCAGCAAGGGCTTTTTCCAACTTTTCAGTCAATTTTTCACCTCTGTCTTCTTTCAATACGTCAAATTTGGCTTCCGGGTTGATACCCTTCTCACAAATTGTGACTTCGTGTAATTCGAGTTTGTCGATTTCATTGTACTCCCCAAACTCGTCGTTGTTCCTCTTCTGCTTCGATAGTGCTTGACCACCAATGCTGAAGGAACGTAGGGTTCCCTTTCGGATTCCCCTTGATATTTCCTTGGCCTTCTCTATGTCATCTCTTAGTTTGATGACAACATAGAACCCAACGTCATCAACGTGGGTCTTGTGAATAGTTCCGTTAGTATCTCTGTAGGACTCTATTACTTCTCCAACCTGTACATTGGAATGATTTGACATGACGTTTCTGAACTTCTTGTCTTCCATGAATTTCTCTACAGCCTCATTTAGAGCCTTTAGTGTTATTAGGTCGTTTTGCTTGTCAACTACCTCTATAGAAGCATAGCCACCTATCACTAGATTATCGGACTTTAGAATAGAGAAGTCTGTCTCGACTTGCCTAACAATTCTAACTGGCTGCTCTAGCACGATTGCGCTTATTCACATTTATGGTATTTAATAGAATCGTCAGTTAACATTAGATAGTGTTAACTTTTTATTCCTATCTTTAGTTATGTCAATCAAACCATCATCCTCTGATGAATCGAGCATCTCTTGTTTTATTCCTGTAAATACGACCCAAGAATCCTCACCGTCTATTGGTACGACCCTAGCATGTAGTCTCGTCTTGAACTTGTCACCATCTAATCTATACTCATGATATCCGTGTCTTTGTACTCCAAACTCCACATCTCCCTCATCCAGTTTATATCCGTTCTGTAAATTCGTGGATATCTCTGCGGGGTATTTGTTTGATTTACCGAACAGGTTGAATATATCCTCATCATTATCTATGTCAATAGTCCAACCAAAAGTCATATCATCATACATGAGAATCAAGTCTAGATTATCGTCTTCTCTCTTGTTGACGACGAACTTTCCCATCTTCTGAGTAGCGTCCTTTGCGATGACCTCTTCATTTTCCTCAAATGTGTCTTTTGTCTTATCATATACGAATTGCTCTTGATTCATCATCCACTTCTTGAGTTTCTGTTGGTCGCCATCGAAGGCATATCCCTCAAACTTATCTGCGTGTTTTTCCTTGACAAATTCTAGGATATCCTTGTATGTTGTTGGTGTCCCTTTTTGCTTTAGGAATTGATATATTCCCATTCTAAGTTCTGAGCGTATGGTCTTGATTACCTCAGTCAATTCCTCTTTCCATATGTCTATGTCATATAGTGCATTTTTAGCCATCAAGTCATCTCCCTCGATACCATACACCTGAAAGCCATCTAAATCTGATTTGAGTATTATCTCCGCATCACCGTGTATTCCGTCAGTGACTATGGCTTTCTTCAGCCCCTCCATCCTTACAGAGTAATCCTTTGATTCCTCTATGAGAGACTTCTTGCTCTCATCGGCTAATATCTCCAATGTCTGTAGTTTATCTGATTCCTTTACTTCAGGTATCTCTATCACCTTGGCAGAATAAAGCGAGTATCCCTTCCCGTTTCTTCTAACCTCGTCTACTTTTACTCTCACAATCGAACCAACATCAACAGATTGCTTTGTATTCAATGCCCTACCTACAGGAACATATGCTACATCATCCATATCCACTGTCTTGTTCTCTCTTGCTTGTTCTGCTGTGACTGGTCCTATGCCCAATGAATATGAGAAGAGGTTGCTGTTCGTCTTCTTTTTATCTAGAACGATAACATCCAAGTCAACGAACTTCTTCCACTTAATCCACTTGGGATTCTTCTGTATTCCAACATAGTAAGTTGATTCTATATCCTTGATTACCACTCCCTCGGATGCTGGAAGTTCCATTATGTCCTTCGCGTATTTATTCACCTCTTCAATGGAATCCGCTATCCTCGTATCTTTCTTGGAGGGGAATGCTAGATTCTCGGATGAGTGTTGTGAGTATTGATAGAACAGGATGTTTATTCTCTCTCTGAGAGGCTCTTCTGCTACAACCTTATCCTCATGATACATTATATCGAACACATGCGCTCTGAGTTCTAACTCAGGTACTTCCTTCTTGAATATGTGAGATACGACATCAGCACGATGTACGTCCTCTTTTCCCTTGAATCCAACTAATTCAGCATCTAATGTACAATCACCGAAATGTCTCTTCTTCATTTCATCGACTTGCTTCTTGCATTTGTCAGTGATGTCTTTCTTGTTGAATGAGAATATCTTGATGTCACTGCCCTTCTTGTGTATCTGAATTCTCATCCCATCGTACTTCTCTTGCACTACGAACTCACCGGAAAGACCCTTGATGTACTTCATGTCGTCTATCTCAAATATCCTGTACATCGGTTTGTTCGGAATATAGAAATCAACCTCTGATTTTTCTTCCTCTGACTTCTTCAGTTTGTTGTCTAGGGCAACTAGGTTCTTCCACTCTTCCTCTGTATGGTCCTCGAAATAGAGTTTCTCTAGTTTCTTCATCGCTGCCTCTACCTTATCCTCTACTCTCTCAGTGTCTTTACCCTCACCATAATGCTCCATTATGTATAGGGCGATGTCATCCACTTGTAGGTCCAATCCCCTGTATCCCGATGTTATCTTATCCGGCTTCAGTCCTTGGCTCTTCCATGCCTTTTCCTTTATCGGTAGAGTCTCGCTTCTTATCGCATAGTGGAGGAATGCAATCATCATGCTCTCATCCTCTAACAACTCATCGAGAACATTGTCTCCGAGTTGTTCACTGAATGGGTCACTTACCTTCTTTGATGAGAATCTCATCCTCTTGATATCATCATAGAGTTTCTTCGCTTGTATGCTATTGGGGTTCTCCACTTCATCATCAAAGAGGTATTGGTCATCAACGAATTTCTTCATCTCGCGGGTGAAGTCATTCAAGTCATCGAATGTTTTCCTAACACTCTTTACTGCTCTCTTCCATTCGTTCCTGTATTCCTTTGGGTCTTCCAATGCAGAGAGATACGAGAAGCGTATCTTCTCAAAGACATCAAGAACTCGCTTCGTAAACGCTGCGTCTTTCTCAAACGCAACTCCTGAAGTGGTCATGTCTTACCCTTCTACTACTTCGCCAGCATCAGGATTCTCTACTTTCTCTTCTTTGGGATTCTCTGCGGGTCTTTTCACCTTGACCTCTTCACCAGTGACATCCTCTCCTTGACTTAGATGTTGTAATTGCTCTAGTTTCACCTTTGCCTTCGCTACCATCTCTCTTGCTTTTTCCTCAATCGTCACTTTCTCCGGTATCATATAATCACCTTACGTTCTCCACCATCTTGTGTATGTCATCCCAAGACATCTTGGAGATGTTATCCCCTATGGGAACACCATTAGCAGACATGCTTGGTGTTGGAGTATCAACTACGACATAGCCTGACTTCATCAACAGATTGTCCTTGTCGTATACGGCTTTCTCTAACTGCTTCACTTTATCGACTAACTCCTTCAGGAGTAGCATCATCTCATTCTCTTCTGTCATCTCAAGTCACCTTTCTTCTTTGGGTAAATCATGCTTCGTATTTGATTGTATAGAGTCTCGTAGTCCTTCCTCAATTCAGCGGCACTGGCTACTATCTCAAGGTTCTTTTCCTCCATAGCCTCTAGTTTCTTGTTCTCGCTCTTCTCGACCCCGACTGATTTTACCGTCTCAAGCAGATTTCCTAGTTTGGTGAAGTCCTGCCCGAAGAACTCTGTTGGCTGTGCTGCCTGTAGAGTTTTCTTGACACGCTTCTTCATCTTGGGGTCTAGTTTCTCCAAGAGTGGTGAGTTCTCCTTTCGTATTGTTTCCATCCAGTCACTCATTTGCCTTCACCTCCCTCAACGCTGCGTCTAAGTCGAAGTCACTACCCACGGACAACTCAGCCATAGCCATGAAATCAGTTGCATCCTTGTCAACATATAAATCTAGTTCTTTAGCAATAGCCACATATGGCTTTAATATCTTCACAAATTTATTGTTCGAGGATAGTCGGCCTTCTGCATCTAACTCATCTAGATAATCTACAATCCCCTCAATGACACCTGATATCTGCTGCTCGAATCCCAATAGTTTTTTCTTGTTCTCTTTCAATTGAGCAGTTTTTGCTCTAATCTCAGGTTCTAATTCAGATATTCTATCTCTCAAGAGATTAATTTTCTTCCTGCTTTTTTCCAAGTCTTTCTTGTGTTCTTGCATTTCCTCATCTGAGGGAACATCATATTGTCCGAGTTGTCTCAATCTATCTAATAGTTCAGGGTTCATATCACGATATTGAATGTGTTTCTTGGATAGTCTCTCTAGAGAATCTCTCTCTTTTTTCAACTTCCTCTTGTTCTCTTCCATCTCAACGAACTCATCACTGTCTTCCAATGCATCTGTCTCATCCTCCACTTCCTTCTTCAGTGCTATGAGACTCGCTGCTCCCTCATCGTTGTCTAGGTATTTGAAATTACTAAGTTTCTCTAGGTTCGAGGTTAGTTCGTCCATTGTCAGTTTCACAGGTTTCATCGTGGTTAGTATGTCCTGCCTCATTCTATCATCGACTTTCTTACGGCTCAGTTCAGGTATCTTGCTGTGCATCTCCCTAAGCAGTTCATATCCATCAAGGCCACCAGCATACCTCTTTGACAGTTTAGATATCAGTTGCAATGATATTCTCTCAGCGTCATTGAGTTCCTTCTTAGCACCCAGTCTCTTTTGCAGAGACGGATATACGTCGAAGTTATCCAAGGTCTTGACTGAGAACATATCGAAATCCTGTATCAGTTCTCCCTTATCGCGTGGTATGTTTGAGTATATGTCACGGCTTTTCACGATGTCTCTGTATATCTTCTTGGTCAGTTCCTTCTTGTTTGAATACTCATCTAGTATCTTACCTATGAGTATAGAATACTGCATCAACTTAGGCTCTTCTTCTTTCTTCTTTCTTCCTGTTGCCATCTCAGGAGTAGGCTCCATTTGTCGTGCTTGGTCCCTTGTAGGTGGACCTACCCTTCTTTCTTTTGCAGGGGCAAATGATGTGACTTCATCTCTTTCTAGAACATTCTTGGGCTTGTCTACTTTCAAGACAGAGGCCCAATCCATGTCATCACCAAGGGATGTTCTCTTTCTTCAACGGCTTTCTCTTGGGTAGTGTGATTACGTCGGGTA